GGCTCCGGCGCCGGCGGCGGCTCCGGGTCGGGCGGATACGGTGCCCATCCGATCTGCGTCCCGTTCGCGTTAGCGTTCAGGCGCGCGACGCGCGTCGTCGGGCCGTAGAACATCCCGTCGTCGCATGTGTAGATGTCATCCGCGTCCAGCGTGTAGCCCTGCGAAGCGAGGTTGAAGCGCTTGCCCAGGTACGCGCTGTTCATCGACCCGCCCGGCGACGCGAGCCCCTGGGCCACGACCGGCCCGTCCATCCGCCAGATGTACCGGTCGAACAGCACCGCGAGCTCGCAGAAGTACCAGCGGCCCAGCTCGACCGGCCCGAAGCTGGCGATGTATGGCGAACCGCTGGCGCCCACGTGCAAGCGGATCACGCCGTCGCCATCGAGTCGCAGCGATGCCCGGTGAGTCGTGCTGTACGCGACGTAGAGCAGGTATTCCCACACGCCCTGTACCATGGGCAGCGTGGCGAGCCGCATTCCGAAGCCCAGCGTGTAGGCCGTCCGGCTGACCGTCGTCGGGTTGCCGTTGGCATCGAACCCGTTGGCCAAAGTGATGTACGCCGTGCCGCTGCTCTGCGGCGCTATGATCCGGCAGCCGTAGTTCCCGCTCCGCTTGTAGGCGGCGCCGACGCCGACCGAGCCGCCGAGCGCGACCAGCTCGTTCGTGTCGCCCGTCTCGAAGCCCGCGAACCACTGCACCGGCATCGCTGCCGCCTCCTGAGCCCTGAGGCTTCAGACCTGAGAGCCGAGACCTCAAGCCTCACGCCTCAAACCTCACGCCTTCTTGTGGTGCTCCCACCGTTCGTTGTCGAACGGGCAGTCCTTCTCCCGCGTCAGCACGACGCCCCGGATGGTGCCGTCTTCCTCGAAGTCCACCCACAGCCGCTCCGGGGCCAGCCGTTCCGCATCGACGAACGTCGCCCGCACCGCCGCCAGCACCGCGTCACGCTTCTCGCCTGCCGAACGGCCCGCGGCGTGCGCGAACTGATCCGCCAGCCACGCGCGGGTAATCGTGAGCTCGCGGCCGTTCACCAGCGTGATGACGGCCCGGTCCTCGACGACGGCGAGCGATTGCACGTTCACGCGTTCACCTCCGCACCCGGTACGTGACGGTCAACACGCTGGTGAACACGCGCTCCTTCTCCAAGTGCTCTGGCGCGAAGATCGGGGTGTTTTCGAGCGCCAGCCACGCGGCATTGGGGAACGCATCCAGCTTGTGGAACCGCAGGTGATCACCGATCTCCTCGACCAGGTGCATCAAGCCGTCGAGCGCCTCCTGGTCGTCCGCGTCCACCTTCTGCTGGATGCCGACGTCGATCGCGCAGTCGAAGAAGCCGTCGGAGCGTGTCGCGATCGTCGCCGTCAACGACTTCGGTACAACGCTGACACGGAGCTCCTGGAGTTGCGACAGCCCGTGGACGGGTTGGTAGCAGCGCTGGGCCTCCACCGCCATGCTGAATGAGCCAGTGTTCAAGCTCTGCACAATGGCGTCGGCGATCTGGTTGATCGTGCTCACGGGGTTGGCCTCCCTGCCTGCCGGTCTGGCAGACTGTTCTGCCGCCCTTCCAGGTAGGACACGCGCCGCTCGATGGCCTGGTACTCCGCGCGCACGGCGCGGGCCTCGACGATCAGCTCGTCCAGGCGCTTCTCGACGTGGTCGAGCTTGGCCGTGACGACGCCCCACTGCACGGTGAACGCCAGCACCGCGAGCAGCGCGGTGAGCGCGACGCCCGCCCAGCGCGACCACTCAGGCCGCAGGCCGGAGGCCGTGGCCTGGAGGGTTCGCGCTCGATCGTCCGCCGTGCGAGCTGTGGTCTCCAGCCTTTGGCCTTTCTCGGTCATGGCGGCTGCTCCATCCCCACGAACTTCGTGTGAATCCGCAGCGTCCGGCGGTACGGGTCGCTGTAGCGCCAGGGCGGCTCGCTGCCCGGTGCCATCACCTCGTAAACGAAGAGCTGCTCACCGTCCGTCTCACGGATGCGGTCGCCCGCGCGCGGCAGTTCCGCCTTGCCGGCAAGAACCAGGTCCGCCGCGAGCACCAGGAAGTCCCGCGACTCGGTGCGGTGCACGACGCCGTACTCGTCCGCCTGCTCGAACTGCGTCCGACCGATCGTGGCCGGCACGTTCACGCTGTCATTGCCGCGAAGGTACGTGACCGTCCGCGACAGATGCCGCGTCCGCTGGTCCTCCAGCCACGCCGCGCCGTGTTCGAGCAGGTCGGGCATGAGTGAGTCCTGAGGCTTGAGGCCTGAGCCTTGAGGTTTGAACCTCCAAGCCTCAAGCCTCAGGCCGCAGGTCTCCGGCCTATTGACTCATCCGCACGCGGACGGTTGCGTCGGCATCCACCGCCGCCCTGACACATTTGCCGATCAGCTTGTTGCCGGTCGCGGTGGTCGTGGCGACGTTGTTGGTGTCGTCCCAGTACACGTTGGCGCCGACGCCGATCGCAGTTCCCTGACCAGTAGCCTTAGCAAAGTCGAACACGCCGGCCACCGCGAGCGACCCAAGCGCACCGGCGGCGATGGGGGTTCGCGCCACGCCGACCAGCTCGCCCTGGACGATCACGTCGCCCGCGGCCACCGCTGCGCCGGGCGTGTAGTCGATCGACACCCCGTCATGCACGAATGTTGCCTGTGCCATCGTTTCTCCTCAGGCTTGAGGCTCGAGCCTCGAGGCTGGCGGCCTCAGGTCTCAAGCCTCTTTGTCAAACTTCGCCTTTGGCTTTGACCCCGCCCCGCGGTTCCTGAAGCGCGACGCCGAAGTCGTGGTAGCCGCGCATCTGCACGCCGAGGACATTGAAGTCCGCGTCGGCGGTCTCGATCGTCGGCGCCTCCTGCCCGTTGAGGAACGCGACTTCGATGACCGGCAGGTCGATGGGATCAGCGAGCAGGTACCAGGCTTTCTCCGAATAGCCGGGGTACTGCTGGTTGCTCAGGTAGCGGCTGACCTCGACGCGGAACTTGCCGGTGTGCGGGTTGGCGACCGGATAGGTCTGGTCGTCCACCGTGCTGCGGATCTCCAGCGACTTGTACAGCACCGTCGCGATGGCGCTCAGTGCCGTCGGGACCAGCACGATCGCCGGCATCGCCCCGAGCGGCTTGCCATCCGGATCGACCTGATTGAGGAACGCGACCTCGGCCTTGCTGAGTCCCTCGATCGACAGCGCCGTGTCGGCCCCGCTGAGGAAGTTCTTATTGGCGACGCTGAAGAACGCCGCGTTGTTCATGAAGACCGACCAGAACACGTCATTGATCTTCAGACCCGACCCGCGGCCCAGCTTGCGGGGCACCGTGGTGATCGCGCCGAGGTCGTCGTTGATGATGTCGCGCCGGTCGATCGACAGGAGCAGACCGTACGTGTCGGCCTTGTTCGTGTAGGCCTGCTCGCCCAGCGTGCCGTGCTTGAGCTCGCCGCCCGGGGCGACCTGTTCGTACTGGTCCTTGCCGATCAGCCGGTAGCTGGTGACCGTCTTGAAGTCGCTGACGTTGCGGACCGCGCAGATGTTCCGCCAGGTCCGCTCGACGCTGAAGAAGCCCTCCAGCAGGAACTTGTTGGCGACGTTGGACAGGATGCCGCCGATGTCGATGGTCGAGAAGCCGGCCTGGAGGTTCTGGCCGAAGGCCGCCCGCAGCACCTCGCGGCTGTCGCGGAAGTTGCGACCGGTGTAGCCGTTGGCCCAGGCGGCTTCGAGCAGCAGCTCCTGGAGCCCGATCCCGCCGCGGAAGCGCCGCGCCGCCGCGTCCAGCGTCTGCTCGTCGTACAGCTCCTCGATCTTGCCGACCTTGCCGGCCAGCAGGCAGGCCGCTTCGAGAACCTGGCCGCTCATCATGTCGCTGGCGACGTGCACGGCCGGGGCCTTGGGCCGGCTGGCGCGGAGCTTCTCCAGTTCGGTCTTCTCCTCGGTCCAGCCCTCGGCGATGGCCTGCTCCTCGATCTGGGGGAACTTGCTCCCGCAAATGCGCCGGATGGCGGCGATGCGCTTGCTCTCGGCCAGGGCCTGGGCCCGCAGGCTGGAGACCGTAGGTCGCCACGGCGACTCGCCTGCGGCGAGCTGGGGGCCGGAGGCGTCGGCCTCCGTGCCGCTGGCCTGGACCTCCGTGCCCGCCGCCTCCGGTTGGGCTTCCTGCTCCGCAGTGTTGCGATCGTCTTCCATGACGCTTCCCTCCGTGTCTTCGCTACGGCCTCCGGCCTCCGGCCGACAGCCTTGACCGGCCGCGATCGCGACCGTGGTATGGATGTCCGCCCCGAGGTCCACGAAGCTGATCTCGCCCAGCACCGTCCGGCGGGCGACGTACAGCGGGCCCTCGAACGTCTTGCCGTTGACCGTCACTGATTTGCCCGCCCGCACGAACTCGGGCAGTGTCACCTGAGCCCCGATCGACGCCTGCCACGGGAAGCCGCGTTTGCCGCTGGCGACAACCTCGCGGGCCGCGGCCGTCTCCCGACTGACGACGCCCTCGGCGATCAGCCGGCCGGCCTCGACCGCGATACGTTCGGTGTGGCCCACGCCGGCGTAGATGCTGTGGCCGAAGCGGACCGGCCGGCGCTGCGAGGGGATCGACAGCCCCTCGAGATCGACGACGACCGGGTAGCGCCAGCCCTCGACGTGCATGGGCTCGCCGGTGTAGGCGACCATCGTGAAGCGCGGGACGGCCTCGGCCTCGGTGCCGGCGGCCAGGGCCTCCAGCGTGATGTTGCCGGGCGTGCACAGCAGATCGATGCGTCCTGCGGCGGGCAGGTCGGCCTGTCGCTGGCAGACGGCCAGCCGCTGGTCGGGATCGGGGAACTCGCGTTTCATGACATCGCTCTCCAGGCAGCGTTGCACGAAGGCCGCGCGGCCTTCGCCCCTATGACGCCTCGGCAGAGGCATCGGCGTCCTCCTCGGCGCTCTCCGCGTCTTCGCCTTCCTCTGCGCCTCCCGCCTCCGGCCTCCGGTCTCCAGCCTGCGCCAGCCCCAGCTCGCGCAGCAGCGCGACCTCGCGGGCCCGCTGGCGCAGCTCGCTCTCCCAGTCGAGCCCCTGCTTGGCGTACTCGGCCGCCAGGGTGGTCGTGTTGCTCGTCAAGCGCGTCGCCTGGGCACTGGCTTCTTTGGCCGGATCGACATGCTCGAAGCCGTCCCAGAACCACTGGTGCGGGAACTCGGCGTCGCGCGTGCGCAGCGACTGCGGCAGATAGCCCTCGATCAGCGCCGCCTCGCCGAGCCACGCATCCAGCACGCGGTCCAGGACCACGTCGGCGAGGTAGGCCTGGTCGATGCGGATGGCTTTGAAGAAGGCCTGGTGGTCGAGCCGCCCCGACGCGTAGTTGTAGCCCGAGCTGTTGCCCGCGGCGATATTGAACGGCATGTTCAGGCAGCGGGCGATCTCGTTGAGGATCTCCCGCTTGAACATGTCGTAGGTCGTGGCCGGCTGCTCGGCCTTGATCTGCGACGGTTCCCAGCCCTCGGGCGTGAACACGGCCATGTTCGGGGCGAACTCCATCTCGGTCATGGGTTCGACCTCGGCCGCCTCGCCGCCCGGGGGCGCAGTGGTCTTCATCAGCACCGCGATGTTCGCCGCGCTCTCGGCCGCCGCGATGACCGCCAGCGTGTACCGCCGGAGTTGCGCGAACAGCGGCAGCGCGGGGGTGATCTCGGGGATGCCGCGGGCCTGGCCGGGCCGCTCGGCGCGGAAGAGGTGGATAACCGATTCCGCCGGCAACAGGTCGTAATCGTTGAGGCCGACCCGCCAGGCCCGCATGTCGCCGGGATGGCTGCGCAGGACGTAATACGCGACCGGGTTGCCGAATCCATCGAAGACGATCCCGTCGACGGCCTTCTCCTCCGGCGCGAGCACGCCGAAGGGCGTGGCGACCTGATCCGCCTCGATCAGCCGCAGGTCGAGCTGCACGGGCGCATCGACGCGAGGGTTCGTCGCCAGCAATGCGAAGCACTCGCCCGATTCGCACTGGGCGATCCGCATCGTGCGGAGCTTGTGGGCCAGGCCGATCGCCTTGGCCCAGCGGGCGAACTCGCGTTCGATCAGGCGGTTGGCCTCGGGATCCTCCGTGAGCATCTGAAGCCGCAGGCCGGTGCCGACGACGTAGTTCGCCAGCGTCAGGACGATGCCCTTGGCGTAGCTGTTGTTGGCAACCTCGTAGCGCGCCCGGCTGCGCAGCACGCGACGGACGTCCGCGCTGGCTGCCGCGTTAGCCGACAGATGATCGGCGTTGGCCCAGTGCCGGCGATTGTCCGGCGTGGTCTGGGCGGCGTCATAGCGAGCCCGGAGGCTGTAGCTGGGAGGCCGGAGGCAAGCGCGGCCGCAGGCGACACCGCGAGGCGGCGCCGCCGTGCGACCACGCCCTAGGAACTTGAGCAGACCCGCGAACATCAGCCCTCCAGCCTCCGGTCTCCAGTCTCCGGCCTGATTCAGGCCGTTCCCGGCGGCACGATCTTGACGCGAGCCAGCGCCTTGGCGGGGTCCTTGGCCGCCTCCCGGGAGGCCAGGTACTTGTCCGCTTCGATCTGGTCCTTCAGGTCGTGCCGCTCGACGCTGCCCGAATCGCCCTGGGCGCGTTTGGGCCCCTCGGCGTTCTGCTTGATCGCGTCGGTCAGG